CTCTTTTAGTTAACACAAAACTATCCCCATCTTCTATACCCATATCTCCTGATTCAATAAAAGCTTCTATAGCTGTTGGACTATCACCAGGAGCAACTACGTTATCTTTGCCATCTTCATGTTTATATACGTAGCCGTTAAAAGTAGCTAATGGGAACTTTATAGTTCCAGTATTAGCCCATGCAGTTCTAGTTAAGTTACCGTAATACCAAATCTTTTCTTCATAGTTATATATCACGTATCTATCAATACTGTTAGAACCACTTGAACAATAGAACCAGATGATTTCGTTAAACTCACTATTGACTCCTGCAAAATTTAAAAAGCCATTTTCTTTATTCATATCTTCAAATACATACTGTTTTAAAGTACATGGCAGTGTATTAACTCTACCATCATAGGCGAAGAATTTATCTGCTCCCATCCAATAAACAACATTGTTAGCCTCAGCCACTACTTTAGGACCGATAATGTTGATACTGTCACTAATCTCTTGTAAAGCAAATACTTCTTCTGTACCTAAAAACTGTAGGCTTGATAGTGCTGTATCAGTAAAGATAAGAACCTCTTGTCTAGTTCTAAATCCAGTAATAATTTGAGAACCTTGTTTAACTCTTAAAAACCCTGCTGAGTTAGTTACTTCAGGTTTCCACTCTGTAGGCTCTGGTCCTACAGTAGCATCTACATTAGCAAATCTAATAAGTAGTGGGTCAAGTGTTCCAGAATAATCTACACTTACATAACTACCTGTAGTGGTAGCGTTACTACCTGGGTCATAAGGTAGAGTAATTGTAAAGGTAGTGCTTGATGGCACAGTCAATACTTGAAACTCTCCTTGATATACTTGAGGTGCTTGACCAGTAAAATCTACCCAGTCATATATACTAAGACCGTGTCCTGACCCTGTGGTTACTGTCGCTGTGGTGCCAGACCTAGTAATACTAGATATAGACTGTCCTGCTGTAGTGCTACGAGCAAAAGAAGTACAGCTAAGAGCTAGTAAATGTCCACTTGCTGCAAACATCACTTTACCTACTTGTTCTGGTACTGCTCTTGAACCAACTACAGTATTAAGTTTAACAGCACGATTACTAATACTAGCGTCATAATCAAAGAAAAATATATCTGAGTCTTGTATGTTATATATAACATCATTATTAAATTGGTCTTGGAATGTTAATCTAGCAGGTATACTAATTGGTGTGGTTGCACTAGAACCCCATGTACCTCTACTCCATGTGCCTGCACTCCAACCATAACCAAAAGTTATTGTAGAAGCACCGACAGGATGTTGAAAAGCTGCGACTATACTTGTGCCACCACCTGCAGAAACAGTAGATGTAGCTGCCGCTGCTACTGTAATCTCAAATGTATTACTTGTAACATTAGCTATTTTAAACTCTGTATTTAAGTTAGCAGCTGTTACTCCACCAACTGCAGCGGAACCACTAAAGGTTACGTAATCACCGCTTGAAGCACCATGACCTGTTATCGTGACTACCACCGTAGTTGACTCATCAGTAGTTTTAAAACAGTTATCTGTTGATGGGCTAGTAGCTGATGTGTAAGTAATTCTTAGAGGAGTTATATCAGTAAGAGTAGTTCCTTTAAGAATATAATTTTTTTCATTAGTAGCAATACTAATTATCTCATTACCATCAGTTGTGCCATATTGTATAATACTACTAGAATCGCCTACAAAAGGAGTTATATTGATTGGAGTCCAACCACCTATTTTTTCAGGGTATCCTTGTCTAAATCTTATTTTATCGCAGTTATACCATCCGCCATCAGAAGAGTAGTTACTTCTATCTCTGTTTATTCCTGGTTGAAATATAAGCTTTTTTAATGCCATATTACTTTTCTCGTTTTAATTCAAAATGAGGTCCATCTTTAAATGTTTTCCACGAACCGCCCCATACATACGGAATGTTGGTAAGTTTTGCTGCTTGATTAAAAGCAACATTAATTGTTTCATAATCTTCAAACTCCCAAGATACTGCACCATCTTTCCATGCATATACATCTACAGCATGACCTGTAAGATGTCTTGAGTTCATAGTTTGACTTTTACCTGTGTTATATAATATTTGTTGTCTTTCTTTGGTTCGCATTCCTTCTGATATACCAAAGTCTATGGTTGATAAACCTATAGCATTCTTAACTAATTTCTGTAAATCAGGGTTTACTTCGCTTAATTTACCTAATGATTTTTTTGATAATTTAAACATTACTTAGTAAATTTCCCTATTGATTTAAGCCCAAAAGATGCTCCGATGCTTGCCATTATAGACCATTGTAGCCATTCTGGAAATGTAGCTAAGAATTGTATACCTTCAGCAACAAATGGTTGAAAGTATGGAATGAAGCTAAAAATTATTATAGCAATGAAAGTCAGCGTCCATGCTTCATCCTTCCAGGAATCGTCAGAAGCCTTTGCCATAGCGGTTTCCCATTCAACCTTACCTTCTGCAACTTTCTTTTTTACCGCTGTTTTAGCTTCTATCTCGGCTATTTTTAATTCAGACTTTGCGATTGATTCTTTGCCTTTATGTTCAAAGTATCCTCCAACCGCTTTACTTAAGCCATTTACAATTAATCCAATCATAATACACTCCGATATTAATAATACCCTATTTTATATCAACAGTATAGTAAATGCACCTTTTATGAGTTAGAAGAACTCCAATTATAAAAATGCGTAATACCAAATCTACCATAGCCAAATGGAATATTTTTACTTGCTTTTAAAGAAGTAACTTCATGTTGTATATAGCTAGGAAAAAACAACATGCGATTGGGTATACATTCAATAGTTGCATCAATAGGTACAAGTCTAGTGTTACCCCCAAAAAATTTCTTAGGTTCTTTATACATCCATATTAAACAAGTAAACTGAACGCTATCATGGTGTGGTTTATAATATTGGTCTTTGTCATAATAACCAATAAAGCTAGCATCAGTATTAGTGTTAATAAAATTATTATGATGTAAAGGCATAGTTTCTAAAACTATATCGTGAAACTCTTTAGTTCTTTGTTTATACATATTACGTAATATAGGAGATATATCCCTACCTTTTTGTGTATAATAATCCCAAACGTGAAAACGAAATGCATTAGATTTTGCAACTCCATCTTCTTTTGCAACAGGACTTCCTTCATCGTCTGCTTTTTCTTTTATAGGTTGAGTAAGATACATGTTTAATTCATGCCACACAGCAGACAATTCATCTTGAGTATACCAATTATCTATAACCAAATAAGGACATTCTTTTCTTTGATTATATATTTTAATATCCCAATCTTGTTTAATTGTTTTTATAATTGCACTCATTTTTTGCTTCTATACCTACCATCTCGTTTGCATAGTCTTTTAAAAGGAATTAATCTACCTTTATATTCAACAACAACTTCGTGCATTTTTCTACCCATAAACTGTATGGTATACACAGGTTTCTCACATTTTATTAAATGTAATGTATCCCACTTAACAATATTAATCCAACGATATTTATTTACTTCTAGTTCTTTTTGTCCAGGCACTCTAACATACTCTGTATATCTGCCCCACAAAAGAAAAGCAATAAAGTTTCCCTCATGGTCGTGCATGACTTGTTCAACTGGCAATATTTTAGAAAAAAAGAAAGCAAAGTATGGCGACCAAAATCCCCATCTTAATAATGTTATATGATTAGTTCTTGTAACTACATGAGATGGCCCTATACCCCATTCAACTCCATTAGCCATAACACCCCCTACAAGTCTTTTAATTTTACAATATCATAGCCACCAGAACCATCTGATTTAGGAACTTTTACATATTCTCCTATATCTTCTTTACTTACATTTTGAGCTATACGATTACCATGATTATCAAATTTTGGAACTACAATTTCAGTATCAGCTAGGTTAGTAAGCTCGTCTGCGTAATCAGCTGTATATTCTTCATACAAATTAGTGCCTTCTCCATATACCATATATCTTTCAAGATGGGCAACTAAAACAACTTCTGTTAGTTCTTTTGCATTATTAAATTGAAATTTGTACATATCGTCTGCATGTGCTAATTTTTTACTTTTTGAAATCGGCATGACTATATCTGATTTTAATGATTCAGCCCAAGCCCAAACATTATCATTCGTGCCAGTAACATATATAGCTTGTGTAGCCTGCATTTGAAAAGAAGCATTACACATATCAGTTACATATTCTACGGTAAGATTGCTAGGGACTGTTACTACAGGCATAACAGCTCCTTTCTTATAAACTACTTCCATCGTTTTTGTTGTAGTATCTAGGTCATAAAAATATTTAATAAAGTCATGGTTTAACAAAATACTGTTTTGTATTTTACTACTATCTTTATAATCAGGAGCACAACTACAACCATGTAGACTGTACTTATTTGCTCCCATTTTTACACCCCACACATTAGGTTCGTGTGGCCATGTTTCACCAGGAAATTTTTTTGCTATTTCAGCTTTAATTTTTTTAACTTCATCATCCTCGTTTCCTGCCCAATAAGTACGATGTACAACTTTTTTGTTTTGAATCCATGCTCTATATAAAACTGGGTTACTCATTATGATACTGCTCCTTGGACATTTCCACTTCCATCTTCGTATGTTACTTGATTACCATTTAAATTAATAGCTTTACCCGCTGCACCACCAGCTCCACCAGCACCTGATTGTCCACCGTTCTGACCTTGTAAATGTGCTTGTCCAGCTTGTCCACCAGAACCAAAGCCACCACCTGCACCACCGTTACCGCCTTCTCCTCGTGAGTCACCTTGGTTTGGAGTTGCACCAGTACCACCAGCACCTGCAGCACTTACACTACCAGCTTGACCGTTGGCTAAATTCTGTGATTGTGATGTATTCATACCTTTACTTCCGCCAGGACCGCCAGTTTGACCAGCTCCACCACCGCCGCCGCCACCAGCACTAGCAATAGTTTGTGTTTGGTTTTTATCCACTTGATAAACGCCACGACCACCGCCGCCGCCACCGCCGCCACCGCCGCCGCCACGGATAAATCCTCCGTTGTTTTGGATTGTAGTGTTAAATCCTAAATTAATAGCAGCACCCGCAGATGCACCAGCTTGTCCAGCATGTGCAGCATCAGCATTACCACCATTACCACCTTCACCACCAGCACCAACAATTTGATTATTATTTATAATTTTAACGGTATCACCAGATGCCCATTGACTTCCTGTATCAATACCATATCCACCTGTGCTTGACGAACCTACAATAGCTTGTACAGTTAAAGTTATATCTGAATTACCTGCAGAATATGTGCCGCCTTTGTTTGAATAAATGTTGTAGTTCTGCGTTGTACTTGAAATAGTAAGTGCAATAGATACACGGTTAGTGCTACCATAAAACTGTGACATAGAGATAGTGCCACTTGAGGGTATACTACCAGATTCCCCAGTTGTACCAGATGGTACATTATCGCCACCAGCATAATATTCTGATAAAGAATCAGATCCACCAGCAGAATCTCCAAACTCTGCTACGATCTCTGATATTGCTAATGATGAACCGCTATCCTTTATTGCCATTTTCTAGCTTCTCCACTTTCTTTTCTAATTCTTTAATCGCTTCTATAAGTA